CTGGTCGCTTCCCGGCACGGCATGGCACATCGCTCCTGCGACCATCGAACTGCTGCGCGAACTCAAGGACACCAACAACCTCCCCATCTTCCTCGAAACGGGTGACGATGACGGCGGCGCGGTGGCGCACATTTTTGGTTGGCCTGTCATCCCCAACCCCTACCTGTCGGCAACGTACCCGATCTACCTTGCCAATTGGCCGCGCTTCCTGACGATCTGCGACCACACCGAATTCAGCATTCAGATGATGGAACAGACGCTGCCCGGTTTCGCGACCATGTATGCAGAAAAGCGCGTGGTTAGCTCCGTGCGCGACCCGTTCGCAGGGGTGCGGGTCAAGCTCTAAGGGGTTGTCATGTCAGTCAACAATTACCTGACGTATGGGGGACCGGCGCTTGCGCCGACCCGCAACCCTTTCAATTACGCGAAGTTTGAGCAGATCAACCGCGACAACGTGACGCCTTGGCTCACGCTTGAGGAAATCACTCAACAGCTAAACCTGTTCAACGACGAGTCTCAAGACACCTACCTGTCGATGCTTGAGGTTGCGACCCGTCAGGCTATTGAGGACTTGATCGGTCTGCCGATCATGCCGATCAGCTATCGGGTGTACTACAACGCGAGCAGTCTGTACGGCGTGCCTCTGTCGCTTGACTTGCCTGAAGTCAGCCCCGGCAGCACCAATGGTTGCTACAACGGCAACAACGGCGTGGTGATTGATCGGGTTGGGTATTGGAACGACGACACGCCTTCGGTCTTTACTGCGCTTACGAGCAGTCAGTATATGTACGACAACTCGGGCAACAAGGTGATCTTGTCTGACCTCCCGAGCGACCTCAACGTGTTTATGACCTCTCCGGTGGTCTGCGAATACACGGTGCAGCCTAGCCCCTTGGCGGCGTATCCCGTGATCAAGCAGGCCGGTCTGCTGCTCTTGACTCACCTCTACAACAACCGCAGCAACAGCACCGAGGGAATGCTTCGCGACATCCCCTTCGGCGTGACTGCTCTCTTGCGGCCTTACAAACCGTTGGTGATGTAAATGGCAATCGCACGGTTTGAGAACATCGCGGTAAACAATCTGACTTTCGGCAAGTCGGATTTCGGCGAGCAATCGACCACTCAAACCAAGTGGTTCGATACCCGTGCGCGTGTCTCAGACGTGTCCAACAGCCTTCGCATCTCAGAAAAGTATCGCTTGTACCAGGACATCGTGCAGTTGACGCTGAACTACACGCCAAACACTAAGGCAATGGTGGATCGGCAAGACCTGTATTCGATCACTTGGCGCGGGCACGAGTGGCGCATCAGCGACTGCCGAGAGGCTAACGACCGCATGAGCATCACCTTCATGTGCTATCGCAACGATCCTGTGGCGGCGGTCTGATATGGCACAGAGCAATCCCGTCGTCTACGGCAAGGCAATCCAAGCGGCGCTGCAAGCTGTCGTCACGCCTGTCCCTGTCTATGCGGCGTTCAACCGGAACTTTGCGACTCAACCCAAGTTTGTGACTTGGTTCCTGCGAAACATCCACCAGGACGTTTACACGGGTCAGAACCAAAACAACAAGGGCATTGATCGGCCTGTTTTCCAAGTCAGCATCTTCACGCAGCAGATAGAAGACGGTTTCACAATTTCCAATCAAATCCTACAATCCTTGCACGGGTACAGCGGTTTGTTTGGGGGTTCACCAAACGGCATCTATGTGTCCAAGGTTGATGTGATGTGGCTCTACAACTCGTATGACAACGAAGAAAAACTCGCGCAGATTTTTCTAGATTGTCAGCTTGACATTCCAACATAAGACAATCGCATAACCCTGATTTCTTGGAAAGGAAAGAAAAATGGCTCTCCCGAATAAAGTGTTGCCGGGTTTTAGTGCTGCTCTGTGGGCACAAACTGGCGCAACTCCTACCCCGTTCTCGAATACAAATCTCTCGACTTGGACTGCCCAAGTGCAAGATATTGTCGGCACCACTGCCGGTGGTCTTGGCACCGAGGGTCTGCAACTGAACGTTGAGGCTGTCCCGGCCTTCGGTCAGGATGACGCAATGGCCAACTTCTCGGTTGCCGGTTCGCGTCAGTCTGACAAGATTCCGACCCAATCTGCCCCGACCTCCCTGACGGTCACCGCAGCTTGGAACCCCTCGGATGCCGGTCTGCTGCTGATGCGTGCTGATGCTGCTAACGGCACGATTGACCGCACCTTCGTGGTGTCGGCCTATGACGGCACGAACGTGGTTGCCTATGCTTTCAACGGTCGCGTGAGTCAGTTCCAAATTGACTCACAACCCGGCGCGGAAGCTAAGTGCATCTTCACGATTCACCCCCGTGGTAATCAGTACGGTTGGTCAAACAACACCTAAGACATGACCACGACAATACAAAACACGAATGACCTTCTTTCCTTTCTTGTGACCCAAGCCGAGTCCCGCAAGGACTGGTTTGGGTTCACACAACAAAGGATGACGGCGATTTCGTTGGCGCACGAGATTGCTGCGCGTCATGCCAACACGATGACCCCCGAGGAGGTTGTCGAGTACGCTATCGCAATCAATACGCAAATCTTCCACAAGATCATCAAGCCGCAGTAGGTCATCATGGCAGGCTTCACATTCAAAGTTGAAGGTCTGTCTAATGTGATCGGCGCTTTCAATGAGCTTGCCGAAGAGATTGGCGACAAGAAAGCACGAAGCCGGGTGCTGATCCCGGCCATGCGTAAAGCGATGCAGCCGGTCTTGGCAGACGCCAAAGCTACGGCTCCGGTCGATACGGGTGCGCTTGCCAAGCATCTTCAGGTTGAAGCGCGTAGGCCAAACCGCAGGGATCAACGCTCAAAGTACGTCGATCCTAACGATGCGGTAATTGCGGCGGTCACGACCAAGGCATTCCCAAAGAAGCTGCGGGCGCAGTTCAGGGAGCAAAACAAATCGCTTTTGGAAAGCAACCCATCGGCTTACCAAAAGAAGTTTAAGAAGTTCGCCATCTCTCAGGGTTTCCCCTACGACGCTCGGGCGGTGGCGCAAGAATTTGGATCGGCTAGGAACCCGGCTCACCCGTTCCTACGACCTGCGTTGGAAAATAACGCAAACCAAGTGGCAAACAACTTGGGCAAGACATTGGGTGAGCAAATCACAAGATACCGCACGAGGACGAAAAGATGAGCAAGATTGCAGCCGCGCTTGGTGAGTCATACCAGGCCAAGCGGGAAGAACTCCGCATTCGCAAGTTTGAACTTGGAGGTCACACCTTCAAGGTCAGGGTTCCGGTCGTCGCTGAGACTGATGCTATTTTCAAGCGCATCAACGAACCCGACGAAGCCAAGATTCAAGAACTGTTCGACAAGCTGTCAAAGCCACTTCTTGAATTCAAGGACGATGCCGAAAAGACCGGCTTTGAATTCACCGACGACGACATTCTGATTGAGGGCAAATCGACCCGGCAGACTGTCCGAACTCAGGTAATGACGCAAACGCGCATCACAGAATTCATCAAGCTGCTCGTCCCTGTAGAGGGCACGATGGCAGACATCACCTATGAGGACATCGAAGCGGAATTCCCGATGTCCACGCAGCTTGCCCTGGTTGAGAAGATTGCCGAAGTCATCTCCCCGACCTATCGGGAATCGCGGGGAAACTGACACGCTCGTTGAAGAAGCAGGTAGAGGCAGCAATGATCTTCAACGGGCACACACAAGACTCAATTGCTGCCATCGACCACGATGTGATGGGCGATATACAAACCATGTATTCCGACGGGATGCTTGGCAATCACAACGTCATCTACCTGTTGGGGTCGCTTGTCTCGGGCGTCTTCAACTACATGAGATCATCCAATGCGCCGCCGTTCTCGCTTGAGAAAGTTCTCGGTCCCGCATACGATTACATCTATCCCCCGCTAACCGAGGAACAGAAGAAGGCTCAGGCCAACGAGCAGCTTCTGACCTTTATGACGATGGCACCGGGCTTCAATAAAGAAAGGTTCAAACGTGGCTAACATGATTGCACGCTTGGGCGTACTGCTCGGGCTGAACACCGCCGAATTCAATCAGGGTCTTGCTCAATCGGGCAAGAAGATGGAAGAGTTTGTCGGCAAGGCAAAAGGCATGGCAACAGTGGCAGCAGGCGCATTCGCGGCCATGACTGTCAAAGCAACCATGTTCGCTGATGAAGTTGCCGATATTGCGGCGGCAAATGATGTAGCGATTGATACTGTCGTCAAGCTACAAAACTCGCTTGAGAGGGCGGGGGGCGAATTCAATAATGCGGGCAAGATGTTTGCCTCGTTCAATAACTATGTGGACAAGGCCGCAGAGGGATCGTTTGAGGCGCAACGCAACTTTGCCAAGATGGGCATTTCCCTCAAAGACCTAGAGAGTCTGACGGGTGAGCAGCTTTTCTTACAAACCATTCAAGGCATCGCCAACATTGAAGACCCGTTGACGCGCTCCGCGAAAGCGATGGAAATGTTAGGCAAGGCGGCCAAAGGGGTCGATCTTGCAACGATGGCCAAAGAGATGCAAAGCATGGAGTCGGTCACGGATCGACAGGCCAATGCCATCAAACTGCTTGCTGACTTTTATGGCAGTTTGGAAAAGGCAAGTCGCAATTTAACCTTGAGCTTCATCGACTTTTTGGAGCCTGCGCTTCGCAAGATCAATGCGGCATTGGACAAGATGAGCGAACACGCCAAGTCGGGCACGCTCGTCCAAGGCTTTTTCTCGACTCTTGCCGACGACTTCAAGACCGCGCGTATTCAAGCAACGCTTGAGGAAATTGAAAGATTGAACGCCAAGATTGCCGACCCAAATGTCGGAAAGTTTTGGAAGTCGGGATACAGGAAAGAATTAGCAGATGCCATCAAGCTGCTAGACGAACTTCGCGGGCCGCAAAAGCAAGCAACGCAGGCCGATGTGCGAAGGGCTGAACCCGTTGAACCCGCAATGACCGCTGACGGCAAGACAGGCGGCAAGCTCAGGGATATTAAAAAGGGAGTTGATCCCGAAGAAGAAAAGCGCAAGAAAGAAGAAGAACGCGCAGAGTTGGAGCGTCGTCGTCGCTTTGTGGATGGTATGCGCCGTGCAGACGAAGAATTTGTCGCACGAGAGCAGGCGTCAATTGCTTACGCAAAGTACGTTGATCAAATCGTCAAGGGCGACGAGGCACAAAATCGAGCCATCACTACCGAAGAAAGATTGCTTCATCTTGAGTCGCAGAGAAAAGACATCAAGGAATACAACTATCAGTACCTTCGGTCTTTCATTACTTTGACCGCACAACAAGCCGAGGAACAAGAAAAACTTAGGCAAGCTGAGTTGCTTCCCGCAGACCGAGAAGCGGCGCAAGAGCGTCTTAATCAAATCTATGATCGCAGGCTTAAACTCATCAAACAAATTCGAGATGAAGAGGAAAAAGCCAATCAAGACATCGGCGTGTTTGAAGGCTTAAAAAAGGCTGCGGGCGACTTCTTCAAAGAATTCCCGAGGGACATGGAAACCGGCGCAATGATGTTCGGTTCGCTAATGGGCAACATGACTCGTGCGCTTGACGACTTCGTGCGTACCGGCAAGCTCAACTTCAAAGAGTTTGCCCGCAGCATCATCCTCGACATGATTGCCATTCAACTGAAGGCTTCGGCCATGAAGTTGTTGTCGAGCATCTTTGGCTTCAACCTTCCTGCGCGGGCGATGGGCGGCCCCGTAACGGGCAACTCTGCCTATCTCGTGGGTGAGCGCGGGCCTGAACTGTTTGTGCCGCGCATGAGTGGCACCATCATTCCGAATCACAATCTGCAAAGCGCGGGCGCGTCAACCAACATCACGAACTACAACATCCAAGCGATTGATGTGAAGTCGTTTGAGCAAAGGCTACTTGGTAGTTCTAAGGCAATTTGGGCGGCGAATCAGTACGCGCAAAAAGGCTTGGCTGTCACGCCGGGGAGAATGTAAATGTCGTTTCAGACCATCGTTGACATTCAGCAGTCCATGACTGTG